GCCACGCCGGGCCGAACCAATTCGCAGGACATACGATCTTCTTTTCCGGATGCCTGCCGAGGATGGCGGCCATCAGCGAGTAACTGGAATTTCCGCAGATGAAATGCTTACATGTCTTCATCAGACGGAAGTCTGAAATGTAGTCTCGGTTCATGGATATGCTCACTTCTCGGCCAGTCGCCTCGCTAAGTTGAACGCCGAGTTGCATAGCGCGGTCCTGATCATCACTGAAGACGATTGCAGGCTCACTCCCGCCGAGTGCATTCAAAGCCTTCAGATAGTAGTCAATCTTCAAGCGGGTATGATATAGGTCATCGTAGTCGCCTAGGCGCCAGTGAATAGCGATGCTGTCGTTTTGCTCCGGCTCATCGACCATCGTAAATATCTGCCAGATCAGCCCACGGCAGTGGTTGAAATATTTCTCACTTTGAAGATGGCCTGAAATACTGACATTATCGGATACTTTCAAATGCGGATGATATCCCCATTGAATCGGGAAGTCGGGCAGCTGGAGATTCGTTTGGGGCAGTTTATGGACGAAGTACTTTTGCAGATCAACGTCTTCGGTTGATCCAAACCTATCCTTATGATCGTGATTGATGACAGGCGGGAAGGCATATGCATACCCATTCTTTATAGCGAGGCCAACGGTGCCTGCAATCTGAAACAGCATATTCCCAAAACGGCCGTATTTGCCGAGGGCAGAAAATGTGATCAAGCGCCTTTAGGCGCAAGAGTTTTAACAGAAATTCATAACCACGCCATGCTGAAATATTGGTCGAAGTCCTTTACGGGATCGCAGGTGATTTCCGGGAATAACTTTCTATACTTATTCAAGACAAAGATACAATTGCCATGATGAGCGACAAGGAAATAGCCTTTCGATATTCCTAGCATGACCATTGCTGAATAAGACGCGCCACGCGTGCCCGGTATGACGATCTCCGGCGGCTCGATGCTGCTATTGACCTCGATAACCACTACGTCAGCTTCTCCGCGGTAGGCGTTCCATAAGTGAAAGTCATCGTTGTCTACGTCTATAGAAAGAAGGTTCAGCTGCTGCGGGATAAGTTCGTTGACGTTTGCTACCGTCACAGGCCCAAAGAACAGTTCCACCGGCAGGCCAAGCGTGTTATCGATCAGTGTTTTCGCGTGTTTCGGCTCGGCCTCGATCAGTTTCCCCGTCCATCCCATTTCGAGGAGGGCCCTGGTGTTGCTGCAAAATAAGCCGTCATTCGCGCCGAACTCACAGAACGTTCCCTTACTGATATTCAGACGGTCGAATATCTCTGACAGCAGGCCGTCCTCGCCGTTCTGGCTATAGATATCGGTTCGATATTTGTCGAAAATTCTCATCACTATAGTTTTACAATTTCAAAATAGCAACTTTCGCATAGCGGACCGCCAGTTACTTCCGTTGTGAACATGATCGTCGTCTCATGCTCATAACGATTGCCGTAAATCGATTCCTCGCATTTTACACAGGGTTCGGCGTTGCCTGTCTTTTTGATCCACACGGCTTTTATGCCGGGCAGCGATAGGGGTTTTTTCTTCATGCGTTTACCACTCGGAGTTTCGCTTCCGATGATGGTTTAGCAAGATAGGGTATTTATCGTCTGGATGCAAATGCCGAAGATGCCCGGCGGTTGTCGTAGGGAACCAATGCAGTTTGTAGCCGTATTTGATCTGAAGGCAACAGAGAATGGATTGATCCCAACGATGCTCACTAAAGGTCGAAACGTTGGGGAGCTTACTGGGCTCATTGTCGATCATACCAGGCATTATCGACCACGCATACCATTCCTGAATGAATCGACGGGTTTCGGTAGTGACGCGGACGAAGAAGGTAGAGGCTTGAACTTGTGGGGCATCCACGTCCATCATTATTTTGAACGCAGCCAAACAGTCCATTTTGCACCAATCAGCATGCCGCCATCCGTTCGAGAAAAAAAAGATGTCCTGAACCATGCCGCGCATTGCAACGCGCATGTCTGAAATCCATTCATTGCCAGCGTCACAATAGACGAGGTAGTCGCCATCCTGGAGCCTGCACATCTCGCGGTGAACAATGTATGGCTTCCAGCAGTAAAATCCGTATCCTTTCTCATGCTTCAGGACATCCGCCATTGTCTCCTTGAATTCGGTAGACAAGTCCCCTGGCGTCCAAATGCTATAGCCGTCCGCGCCGAACTTCATGCCAGATTGAGCGCATTTCGTTGCGCTAATGGTCATTCGGTCATCTGTGAAGATGACGAGTTTGATGCTCATTTTGCCATAAATTTATTTCCCCATTCGAAAGCCCCCGTGTAATCGGTCTGGCATCCCCATAAATCAGATCGCCCTGGGCGTTGATAGGCGACCATAGGATTTACCAGATACGCGCCATATAACGGCAGCATCTTTTCGCTGAGCCAATTATCATACATTTCAAACGTCTCCGCCGGATAGTCTCGGACAATGATCTCGACCATTTCCCGAGTATAGGCTATCGCGTGCGATGTCCATGCCCTGCGGACCCGATAAAGATGCCGTGAAACTCTCACCGGAGGATTCTCCTTAATTCCGAAGACCATATCAGTGATATTAGCTCCGAGATATAGGATATGCCATTGTTTAAATTCGGTCAAAGCCGCGTCCAACGCCTCCAGGTCCTTGAATACGACATCGTCTTCAAGCGCGAGAAGGATCCTCCCCTTCGTCTTCAGGAACGTCTTTAGCATCGCGTATTGACTCAGGCAGAAGCTGTGGGCCGGTGTGTCCGCTGGCAGGCTCAGGAATCTTGTCGCCGTCAGTCCCACACGGTAGAATTCGGACTGCGCCTGGTTCCACCGGTCCGGGCGGGAGGCTTGGTTGAGACAATAAACGGTTTCGAAAAAACTCCAGGTTGTCGAGTGCGTGCTCATAGAAAATTATTTTTGCCAGAATAACGAGCTCGGCCGTTCCTATAAATTCCTTGTGCGAAAGGTATTGCATCTTCACGCCGGAGATCAGGTCGCGTTTGTCCTTATAGGTGAACACTGGTCCTCCGTCTCCATCGCTCCATATCCAATAGGCTTTGTAGACGTGCGGAATAAAGATCACTCTACTGCGCTGACATTTCAGACCGAATGGCAGATTCTTTTCCAAGCAATCGGCTATTTTAGCCATCACATCCGGATCGCTGCCGGCCATCTCGCTGTAAAAGAAGTTGACCGTAATATCCCCATTCAGCGGGTTATTAGCGTCCATTCGCTCATTGATCAGGCGAAGATGCCCTTTTGGATCAGTAGGGTCATATTTTTGTATATCGCTCACTCTACTGCTATTTGGCCGAATTCTCCGGCAATCGACAGGAACATTGCATATTCCGGGTTGCTCATCAGCTGGATTATTTCCCAGGAGGTAATGCCAATATCCCGAAGGAAAAGGAGCACTGATTCCGGGCCTTTTGTGAGGCCGATAGATGTCCTATTCCCATCCCCGTCCCATACGAAGGCCCGCTCCTTCACCCAATTGGTAAAGGAAAAAGAGTTGTACACTTGTAGGAATATCTGCTCATCAATGCTGAGCAGGGAAGGTGACAGGGCCTTATCAAGCTTTTTGGCCGCCCGTTCGCTGAGACGCTTCCCCACCTTGATGGTCTTTTTGCCTTCGCGCTCAATCTCTCTGATAACGATGTATTGCATAAATAAAAAAAGACAGGTCGTCGATTCGTGGTCAACTTCCTGCCTTTTGGCTTATCAATAAACCGCCTTGATCCCACGAAAATCAAAACGGGTTGGATTTTCAAAATGAGGAACCGGTAGAGACCGGTTCCGACAAGTGGACAAATGTCAAAGACGGGTTAGCGCCTTTAATACGATATGAATTTCTGGCTCTTGTGCCCTTAGTTATAGATGAAGGCATCGGGCCGCAAGATTGCGAGACCCACGCGAGCTTCTATCCTGGCAGTGATCAAGTTCCGCTGCACGTTGTCAGAGTCCTGCTCATAGAAGTTCACGCTCAATCCTTCAGTCTGTATGATAGCCGCCTTGCTGAAATCACCTACCAGCGTCTTTCCGGTCGCCATGTTGTTCTGCGCGAGCAGCGGGATGCCGGCGATCATTACCGTACCTTCCGGCGAAATCTGCACTGCGCCGGGGATAGAGTAGTTGTTCGGCTTTGTATTCAGCACCGTCGCCCAGTTCTGTGCCGTGGTGATGATCGCGCTCGGATCATAATCATTGGCCATCAGGTTGGCGATGTAATAGATGTACTGCTCTGCCAGCACAACCGAACCGTTGACGCTGGTGCTGCCCGTGGCCGCCGAACAAAGCGACGGCAGGAACGTACCAGACTCCGTACGCTTGTAATCCTCCACGAGTTCATTGGCGATGAAGTTCTGAAGGAAGGGCAGGTCCTGAGCCATTTGCTTGGCGAAGCGAACGAAACCCGCCAGGTAATCGGCGGTAACGGTTACTTCCGTAACCGCGTAGTCCAACTGGTTTTTCGGGTTGCCGTGCGTGGTCTGCTGAGCAAGCGAGCCCTGTCCGACCGGCGTATTTTCCCGGTAGAACTTCCATACGCCGGTTGCGCTGTTGATCACCGGTACCAGGTCCCGGAAGTTGATCTTGCGCCGGCCGCGGACGGCAGGGGTCAGGTCGTAGGTGGAAACCACGTTACCGGTAAGGTTCGAAGCGGCCGTCATGTTCGATGCCGATTTGAGTTCGATCCGGGGTTTGACGTCGCCGCCTACCGTGCGAATCTTCTCATAATGCTCTTCGAACGCCTCGGCTATGATGGTGGCAGCTTTCTTCTCGACATCTTCGCCGCCGCGAATCTTGCCTCCTTTCTTTTCCATCCTCAGCACCTTTTCGCGGATTTCCTCCAGCGTGGCGCCTTTTTTGGCGAGATCTTCGTTCAGCTGCTTTACCTCATCATCATGCTTTTTCTGCATGTCGGAGAGTTCCTTCCCGGCGTCGGCCAGTTTGGCCTCAAGGGCAGCTTTCGTTTCGTCTACCGTTTTTTGATAGGCAGCCTTTTGCTCGGTCATCTGTTCGCCGAGCTTGCCGACCGCCTCTAAAATTTCTTTGCTCATGATAGAGATGCTTTTAGGTGGAGTAATTGGATTGCAGTGAGAATCTCACTGGTTTTCGTCTCACCCGTCTCGCTGGCATTCGGCTCATCGTCATGAGTGTATGCGGTATCGAATTGGGATACGATTTGTCGTGCGGCTTTGAGTTCCGCCTCGACGGATTGTATACAGTCATCTGACGCACGCGTGTTGCGGCAGAACCGTTCCATATTTGCAATGTGACTTTTGAGGTCTGTCAAAGAACCATCCAGCGATTTGCGACCCCAGCGAAGATTGCTTTTGGCATCTCCTATCCAGGACGATTGCTGCTGGATGAAACAGTTGATCCAGGTATACAGGTCGGAATCCACGTCGATGGAATCGGCTAGGTCAAGCGCTGCTCGTATATTCTGGGAACCGGATCGGATGATTTGCGCCAAAAAGGATTGCTCAGCATCCGACAGAGTCTTCAATTCCAACCTGGGTGAAAAGGATTTATTAACCTGTATCACGCCTGCCTTATCGTTGGCCGGCAATTTGGTCAGGATGCTCGTCTCAACGTGTTTTACCTCCGTGATTTCGCGAACTTTCTGACCCTTGACCTCGATCGGCTTGGATTTCATGGTGATGAATCCGAAGGACGCCTTTTTCGCGATTCCCTCATCCATCATGATCAACACGTCGTTCCCAAGGGTATGGGTGCCCATCTTCACTTCCGTGTATGCAAAATCCGCATCCTCTGAAACTCCGATCACCTTGCCCGGCGCCTGCGTATCATCGTGGTTGAAATAAAAACTGATGTCGTTCTTGCTCTCCTCCCAGCTCTTGCTGAACATGCCCTTCCGGCTAATGTCCTTGGCCTTGTCGATGTAGTTATAGGCGGCATGCGCGATTACCGCGGTGCGGGTGCCTTTATCAACGTCCTTTGTTTTGAGCGGGAGGGATTTGTATTCCACGTTCGAAAATGTTTTTCGACACGCGGAGCAAGAAATTCATTGAACATAAAGTTATAAGGAAGTTAGCATGCGTAATAGATTCCGACTATCTATTTTCCAAAATTCATAGTTTCTGTCTATGCCGCGAGATTCAGGCGCGAAAGAATCGTAAGTCCTTTCGTCTTTTTGGGGATGAGATCACCGTTGATATCCCGGGCGGCGAAATAGCCTTGCGTACACCTGCAATTGCAGACTTCTTCGGGTTCGCCATTGGGATCACCAGGGAACATCAGGCCATTGCTGTATGGCTGATCCAGCGGTATGCGCTCACCGTCAACGCCGGCATGAGAATGCGATGTGCGAGTCCTGGCGTCTTCAATCGCGATCCACTGCTTTTCCATTTCGTAGTCCTCGTTGTCCGCTGCTGCAATTTGGGTAATATTTGTTGCCTTGACGGTTTCGGTGCGTACGATAAGCCTGGCTCTGAACTTCGTTAGGTCGGAGTCTTCCAGGGCCTTAACGACTTGGTCAACCCCCCATCCATGCAGGAGACCTTTCTGCAAAACGGCATCTATTTGATCGACCGTCGTTTGACTGATCGGCACGACCACCTTCTGCAATAAAAAATCCTTCAGATAAGCGAGCACCTCATCGATGACGCTGCTATTGTCGCCGAATGCTTTGATATTGGGTTTGTACTTTTTGAATGCGATATCCGCAGCGACTCGGTAGAGATGGGTAATGACCGGTCCGATCTGTTGGTTCAGTATATCGCCATTGATGTTGCCCTGCGCCGCTGCTATGCCTTTTTTCTTGATCACCGCAATAGCTGCATCGATCTGATGCCGAAGCGCGGCCTCTACGTTAGGGACGAAGAACTTCATCATCCTGTTTTGGATGATCTGCTGACGGCGAATATATTGCTCACGCGTTACCATTCCCGACTATCTACTTTTTCTATGATCTGTTCGTCAGACTTGCCGCGTTGTATCTCTAGCATAATTACCATAGTGAGGGCTTTGCGTCTATTTTCCTTATCCCTTAGTTTTATCGGGCAGTCCTGTTTTATCCCCTTTGCCGGGTCTGGCCGGAGGTAGATCGGTATTTTGCGCTCCACCAGCACCTTGATTTTTTCCTGATCCATTGGTAAAAGAGTTTTGAAGATCGGTTGCGGCGGCATCTTCCATGAGCACGAGGCTATTGGGTATCCAGCGTTCATCCATCAGAGGGTCATCACTCTCTTCCTCGTTCATTGCTGCCAGTCGCTGATTGGGAGTCAGCCACCACGCCTGCGAAAGCGACTGCACGAGGTCGGCCATGTCATTCTGAAGTTCCGGTAGCTGCGTCACATCGACGTCGTGTGTGTAACTACTAGGCGACAATCCAAAATCCGGCAGTAACGACCTGTTTATCTCGTCCCGTAGGTTGCATGCCATCGGTAAAACGAGACCGGTAATGAGGTCCTTGCGGGCTTGCTGGATATTCTGATACGTTGCATTGGCCAGATACATCATCGGGTTCACTCCGAGCAAATTGCAGAACCGCACGAAGATGGCTTCCTGACCTGCGACGAGCTCCATATCGACCGAAGATTGAGAAATATCAAGATACCCCCATTTGCCCTGAAGCGTAGCAATTGAGCTTTTGATATCCCTGTTGTTAATCTTGCGCTGAATGGCTGTCTCGATTTGACTTTTCTGGATGGGATCGAGGTTGTCCATCGTCTCGTTGAAGAGAATGCCTTTGGCGCCGTCATTCTGATGCATGGCTACGGTTGCATCGCTGGCAGCATCATCCTGCGTAAGGAGTTTATTACCCGAATTTAGCGGGCTGAAGCCGCGAAGATGCACACGGGTAATAGCGTCAAAGTTCGGATTGGGCTTGCGCCAATGTATGATATCATTTTTCCGGAGGAACACACGCTGGCCGTTCACGACGAAATAATATCCGACAACTCCCCAAACATCTTCGGGATCAGGAATGAGCTCAACGTATTGCGGAGGGATGACATACATTTCCACGGGCGGGATTTTATCAATTGCCGGATCGTCGGGATCATAGCCGGATATATCTCCCCGGTTCTTCCAAATAAATGCCTCGCCGCAAAGGATATAGAATGTACATGCCAACTCATAAAAGAAATCCTGACCCATTGCTTCATTGGGCCGTTCGAGCAGTTCGCTGAACGCATTTTCGATTACCTCTTGATTGAAGGCTTTCGTCTCCAATATCTTCAGATCACTCAGTTTGAATTTTCCTTGTTTCAGCGACTGCCGATATGAGCGCAAGGCCTTTTTGTCATTGATCTTGTAGACATATCGGGGAATTGACCCGAACTTACGCGCAACCATCGAGATGATGGTATAGACTGTTGCATTAGCGCTGTATCCGTTCTGGATGAATCGGAGGAGATTGACGTCGGGATAGGTCGCCGGGCCGCCTACGATCGTCGGTTGAATGATCTTCGTGTTGGCGTTCATCTGCTGCTTGGAGCCGAATAGGCGATTCGTAAACCCCTGAAACCAGGTGAGTAAAGGACCGCCGGTAAGCCTTGAGCCCAGCTTCGAACCTTTCATGTATAATGAGTAAGGATGAATGAATGAAATACCGGGCGCAAGAGAGAAATTCATTCATCCCTGCCGCAGACTGCGGCGAGATGGTATAAAAGTACAATTTTATTTCAAAAGGCGACCCACGACATTTTTGGCGTGAGTTCGAAGAGCTCGCGCATCATTAGCGTATCGGCGAAGTCCGGTGACCGTCCGATCAGTTCTTTCATGTCTTCTTTGGGAATGACGCCACGCTTCATATCACTATCCATGTTTTTCTGTTTGATCACCTCCAACTCTTCGATAATCAGTTGCCTAATCTCCGGATCGTCGCAGTCTACGAAGATGCCGTTTTCGTTCACGCGCTTGGCCAGCCGGAAATAACATTGCGATTTCAGATTATCAAAGTTTTCCTTGATGAGATTGCCTTTGTCGTCGCGGCGACCTTCCGGGGATGGTAAGGCCGAGCTGTTATTAACGAAACCCCGGCATTTGTAGAAATCAACTATACCGCCGCCGATCCCGTCTTCATCGACCAGGATATCGCTTTTGCCGCATTGCAGTCGCATGCGGATGGCTTCGAGTTCCTGTGCCGTTACGTCCAATCCCTGCTTTCGGAAGACGCGCACCTTCGCCCGCCAGCCATCCCACTCAATTAGGACGATACGATCAGAACCGAAACGGGCGATATCTGCTGTAATGCACTTCCGGCCACTGGGTATATGAGTATTGGTGAAGATGTCGCAGATCTTGACATAGTCCATCAACGCTGATGGATCATCGTCATACTCCCAGTTTCCCTTGATCAGTCTCTCGATCTCATTCTTTGAAAGAGTGCGGAGCAGATTCTCCGTGTAGCCCGCCGGCAGCATCTTGTTATCCTGCGGGAAAGCCTGAATGAATCGCTTCCACGACTCTAGTTTGCCATCCTTATATTTGCGGTAATATTCGCGATAGAGATAGTTTTTGGCTGGATTACAGGTCTGTAGGAGTTTAGGCGGCAATTTGTATACATCATTTTTCCAGCGTCCTATTGAAGCCGCAAGGTTGTTCTTTGCCGCTTCCTCGAATTCGCCGGCTTCCTCGATCCATCCCCTGGTCATCGTCATAGACCCGAATCTCATGTACAGATAATCGGACGGCTGCGGCGCCGCATCGATCAAGAACACCTTCGAGCCGTTGTAGAGTTTATACACGCTATCCTGACCGTTGAAACTGTAATACCGGTCGTTGACGCCCCATTGCTGGAATATCTCGTTGATAGTTGGGATGGTGAATTTGCGCAGATCGTTCAGTTTCTTCCTCGCGATGAAGTACATGGTCTCGGGGTAGATGAACGCGTCGCCGAAGATCAGGGAGGCCCCGGTCCAGCTCTTCGCGCCGCCTTTTGCACCGCCATATACGATATCGGTGACCTCCGGATCAATCCATGCTCGAGCACATTCCTTTTGCTTATCGTTTCCGTGGGTATCAAATTGGAGTTTCATAATTCCCACCATTTCAATTTCCGGCGCGGATAGCCGCCGCGACAGATTTTCCACCAGACTACCCGCTTCAATAACAACATCCCGACAAGATAGCGGAATGAGCAGTAATACGGTTCGTCCGGGTTGCCATGTCTATCCGGCTTTTCCTGCATTTCGATGATCATAACCGTAATTTTATGGGCCAAGTGGTAATTTTATCGTCTCCGGCCGGTGATAAAAGTAGACAAAGTGGGAAAACATGATTACTTTATTTCCATCCCGGTAATCTGCATAATTTGAATCGGTCCTCCGTCGGGCCCGGCATGTTTCAATACGTCGGCAAAATTATCCCCGTCCAGATTCTTTAGGGCGAATATCACCGATGTCGGATTGGGCAGAATGAACTTTTTGATCTTGCGCTGAGACTTGATTTTAGGCTTACTATTGCCTTCCTTGTCCGGCTTGCTCTCGACGTATGCCGTGATCACTTCCTCGAATTCCTTGCCTCGCAGCAGCGTCAGCAGCCCAGATCGAGCCGACTGTCGGAAAAGTTCCAGCCGATTTTCTTCCGCCTTTTTAATACATTCCAAAAATTCGGGATACGTTTCCTTCCAATAAAAAAAGGTCGCCACGGAGATGCCGACCTGCTTACATATTTCCGCGATTATAAAATCGTCGCTTTCAATAAGTTGACATATTTTATCTACTCTTTTTTTTGAATACTTGCTCATACCTTTTTTTTGCGGCCGAAAGTTTTTTCTTTCCGTCATAGTTTTTTATTTTCAGGATGCGCCCCAATTTCAGTGCGTAGACAATTTCCTTTTCGCCATTGGAATAGCCGATCTCGGCAATATCCAGTCCCTCGTATTCCACCATCATTGCGGGAGCGTCGGCGGCATAGCCGTTTCTGAACTCGATCACATCATATTCTCTTTCTTTCAACTTCTTTGTCCAGTAGGGCTTAATCTGCCGGAACTCATGCTTCTTGCTACCTTCGGCTATGGCGTCGAACCAAACGCGATGAAGGGTCATGTGTAAAATTCTCATAAATGATTGATTTTTATGAGATTAAGATACGGATAACCCCGTTGAAAATGACCTAATTTTTTGCGCCTTTTGTTCCGATCCATTCAAAATGATACGTCTTTATTCCGTTTTCCCTAAAGCCGGACGTTCTCGTTCCTTTTCC